ATGTTAGATAATAATTTAAAAGCTCAACTGAAAGCTTATTTAGAACGATTAACCCAGCCAGTTGAGTTAGTAGCAACATTAGATGACAGCAAACATTCTGTTGAAATTCAATCTCTATTAAAAGAGATTGAAATATTATCCGATAAAGTGACTTATCGTGAAGACAATAGCGCCAATGTGCGTAAACCATCTTTTCTTATCACCAATCCAGGGAAAGAAACAGGTGTTCGTTTTGCAGGTTCGCCACTAGGGCATGAATTTACATCATTAGTCTTAGCATTACTGCAAACAGGTGGTCATCCATCTAAAGAAGCACAAGATTTACTTGAACAAATTCGTCAGTTAGACGGTGAGTTTCATTTCGAAACCTATTATTCGCTCTCTTGTCATAACTGCCCAGATGTTGTTCAGGCATTAAACTTAATGGCGATTTTAAATCCGAAAATCACACACACTGCGATTGACGGAGGCATGTTCCAAAATGAAATTCAGGAACGTAATGTGATGGGCGTTCCTGCTGTATTCTTAAATGGTAATGAGTTTGGTCAGGGTCGTATGACACTCGCTGATATCGTTAATAAAGTAGATAGTAATGCAGAAAAACGTGCTGCTGAGGCTTTAAATAAGAAAGATGTTTTTGATGTTCTTATTGTCGGTAGTGGTCCAGCAGGTGCATCAGCAGCAGTTTATTCAGCACGTAAAGGCTTAAATACGGGCCTTATCGGTGAGCGTTTTGGTGGGCAAGTTCTTGATACTGTTGATATTGAAAACTATATTTCTGTACCCAAAACAGAAGGTGCTAAACTTGCAGGTGCATTAAAAGCGCATGTTGACGATTATCAAGTCGATGTAATTGATAGCCAAACTGTTAGTCGTTTGATCCCGGGGGTTTTAGAAGGTGATTTACACCAAATTGAAACTGCATCGGGTGCGACATTAAAAACACGTAGCTTAATTATTGCAACAGGTGCTCGTTGGAGAAACATGAATGTTCCCGGCGAAAATGAGTATCGTACTCGTGGTGTAACTTATTGCCCACACTGCGATGGTCCATTATTTAAAGGCAAAAGAGTTGCTGTTATTGGTGGTGGTAACTCAGGTGTTGAAGCCGCTATCGATTTAGCTGGCTTAGTAGAGCATGTCACTGTATTAGAATTTGCGCCAGAAATGAGAGCAGATGCCGTATTACAGAAAAAACTGCGTAGCTTAAGTAATGTTGAAATCATTTTAAATGCACAAACAACAGAAGTGTATGGTGATGGTACTAAATTAACAGGACTTAAATATAAAGATCGCACTAATGATTCTATGCATGATATCGCTTTAGCGGGTATTTTCGTTCAAATTGGCTTATTACCTAATACACAGTGGCTAGAAGGCACTGTTGAGCGTAATAAAATGGGCGAAATTATTGTTGATGCTCGTGGTGAAACGAATATTAAAGGTGTATTTGCAGCGGGTGACTGTACAACCGTTCCTTACAAGCAAATCATTATCGCAGCAGGAGAAGGTGCTAAAGCCTCACTCAGCGCCTTTGATTACTTAATTCGCACCACTGCAAAATAAGCAAATCTAAAATAATCAATATGTTATACAGAAAGGCGTCTTTTTTAAGATGCCTTTTTTTGTACATAAAATCATCAAAAAGGGCTAAAAAGTGCTCCTAAGCATTCAAGTGTGGACAATATGTGGACACTCTAAACCAGTAATTCTGTACACCCTTTCAATGGGTTATATTGAATCGCATCTTGTAAGAAGTCTGGAGCAAAGTGTGCATAGGTCAACGTTTGTTGCAAATTAGAGTGTCCTAAGATGCGTTGTAACGTAATAATACTTCCGCCGTTCATCATAAAATGCGTGGCGAACGTATGACGTAATGCGTGCGTTGCCTGACCTAATGCCATACTCGGTTTCACTTTTTTAATTGCTCTACGAAACATATCATAAGACGTTTCAGTAAAGAGCAATCCTGATTTCTTTGTACAAATCATGTCTGCAACAGCTTGAGAAATTGGTACAATTCTTGGCTTATTGGTTTTGGTGTACGTAAATCTCACCTTATTTTGGATCACATGTTCACGTTTTAGTTTGAGCGCTTCACCCCAACGGGCGCCAGTACTTAAACAGAGAACGGCAACTTTTAGGTTGTCACCTTTCAATAATGCTAATAATTGCTGAATTTCCTCATCTGTTAGATATGACATTTCTGTTGTTTGCTGTTTTAATCGTGATATTCCTTGAACGGGATGTTTGCTTAAAAAGAAATCCGTTTTTTTAAGAGCGGTAAACATGCCACTGAGTGCGGATATATCTCTATTTATCGTTGAGGCCTTTACGCCAGAGGCCAGTCTAAGCTCACGATAGAGTACCAATTGCTTATCGGTTAATTGGCAAACAGGGGGATTATTCAGTGATTCAGCAATACGTCTCACCCTTAGATGTGTCATTCTTCCATAAGGTGTATTTTTGCCGAACACTTCCCACCAAATATCAATTAAATCGCTAAGAGGGCGAATATCGGTTGATGTTTCTACCCAATCTTTTGTTTGCTGATTAGCCAGTGAATAACGTTCAAATAAAATTGCTTCTTGCTTCTTTTCAAAGCGTCGTCTGATCCGTTTTCCGTGACGGCCAGCCGGTCTAATGTCCACTTCATATTGACCATTTTCGAGTTTCTTAATTGTCATAAGAAAGCCCTCCAATGGAACAAATACTTTGCGAATCAATAAATTCACAAAATGCTTGATGTATTGTTATCCAATTTTCTTTTCTGAGTGGGATGATTGCATGTTGTCTTGCCCACTGTGTGCGAGAGCTGGTGCGATTTGCCCAGCATCGGGATTCACTTCATCAAACATAAACCAGTCTCGATACTTTCTAAATTGTAGATGTTTGAAGAACTTCATTGCAGATTCTAAAGACATTTTAGCTTTTCCACTTTCATAACCATGATAAGTAACATAATTAATACCAACTAAATCTGCCGCTTGTTTAACATTTAGTCTTTCTGATTCACGTATGAGCTTTAGTTTTTCATTATCGTACATTGAATTATCCTATTTTTTTGTCTGGGTTTATTTCTTCCATTCTATCGTGTGCCAGTGCCGGCGCGATTTGCCCAGCATCAGGATTCACTTCATCGAACATAAACCAGTCTCGATATTTCCTGAAGATTTGGCGGAAAAGATTTTCACACCTGATTCAAACGTCATTTTCGATTTGTCACTTTCATAACCGTGGTAGGTTGCATAATTTAGCCCAACCAAATCAGCGAGTTCCTTTTTTGTCATCTGTTCGGAGTTACGCATTAATCGTAATTTCTCACCTTGTGATCTTGACATTATGTGGAGTTCTCCATATTGCATTGAGTGTTAGATGTTTCCTTGCAATAAAGCAAAGAGTCCCAAAGCGCCTGATATAAGGAGGGTAGCAGTTGTCATAAGAAAGCCCTCCAATGGAACAAATGCTTTGCGAATCAATAAATTCGCAAAATGCTTGATGTATTGTTATCCAATTTTCTTTTCTGAGTGGGATGATTGCGTGTTGTCTTGCCCACTGTGTGCGAGAGCTGGTGCGATTTGCCCAGCATCGGGATTCACTTCATCGAACATAAACCAATCTCGATACTTTCTGAATCGTGGATGTTTAAATAATTTCATGCCAGCTTCCATAGGCATTTTAGCTTTTCCTGTTTCATACCCATGATAGGAATAGTAGTTTAATCCAACTAAATCAGCGACTTCCTTTACTTTTAGTCTTTCTGACTCACGAATTAATTTTAATTTCTCGCCTTGATCTATTGACATTTATTGGAAGATCTCCAATTATAAAACCAGATATTACACTCTTTTGCAATAAAGCAAAGAGTCCCAAAGCGCTATAAAGCGCCCGATATAAGAGGGTAGCAGATGAGAGAGAAAATCGTAAGTCTGTCAGATGGTGTGACTGAGGAAAAATTTGCTGAATTAATTGGTAAGCCGGCAAGTGCAGTTGCAGATATGCGCAAAGCAGGAAAATTACCCATTATTCAAATGAAAAGACCGGGTTCAAGTAGAGCCGAAAACTATGTTTATCTGCCTGCATGGAATCACGGTTTAAAGATGGCTTATGAATCTTTGCCAAAAGAGATGCGTGACGGTTGGTTAGTGTGGTTAGGGCTGAAATCATGATACGACAAATAACTGAGCATAGTTTTCTGTATCGTGGCTTTACGATTATTAAGTTACCAAGAAAAGCAGTAACACCGATAACTCGTTATCACGTTTGGTTAGATGATCAGTCATTCGGTAAGTTTGATGCAATGGCAGAAGCAACTAACTATATCGACTTATTAAAAGGTGACATTCAATGAACCAATTAATTAAGCAAAGAAATAAATATAAATTAAGCAGTGAATCTTTTACTAATAAAAGTAAAAAGTATTCAAAAGCTGATAAAGCAACACTGGTTTTATGTGCCATTGTTATTGTTTCGTTTCTTGTGAAAGTTTCTATTTAGATGTTGTTATGAATGCCACGGAGCTTATTCAAGCAAGAGAGCAACTACAAGGCAATGATGATTTTTATCAGTCTAAAGTTGTAAAGCACTATCGCAATGATGGTCTTTCATTTGATGAGCGCGTCAGTGGTATGAATAAAACAGCAGAAGTTAGGGCTGATTTATTAAGTAAGTTAAATAAAAATAGTGATGATATTTTGATTGGTGAGTTTCTTGATTATTTAAGAAATGAAAATAACCGTATATATCAGATGATTTATTACCTTGCTGAGATAGAAAAAGAAAAGAACGGGATAGATTATTTATTATTAAAGAAGAAAGACAAAATAAAAATAATTAATGGACTTCATCAAATAAAAGTATTGAGCGCATTAATCCCAAATAAATTAGTAATGCCTATTTAATTACACCTAAAAAATAAATGACATTTATTTGTCAGGACTTTTTATATCTGATTATCAGAGGTCTGATTATGTCTAAAGAAAGTGATGTAACCGATTTAATTAATGCCGTTCGAGAAGATGAAAGAAAATCTCGGGCGGTTCTTTTTTCTGCCCGTTTACGCAAATTAGCATCAAAAGCACTAAGTGAACGAATGGAGCCCTCACAAGTATTTCAATTATTAGAAGGTGAAGCCGAGTCTATCGAACATCAAGCACAGGAATGGAATTATGTCTAAAGAAATCGATTTAGCCTGCGAACAATCACAGTTATTGCTTGATAAACAAATAAAAGCAGTAACGGGGCGTTACGTCGGTGTATCAGCGTTTGAATTTGAAGATTGCGGTCGTGAAATACCCGAAAAGCGTCGTATTGCAGTAATGGGATGTATCTGCTGTGCGGATTGTCAGACGGTGTATGAATTGAAATCTAAGCATTATCGGAGTGTGTGAAATGGAGAATAAAACCATTCTGAAATGGGCTGGCTCAAAAGCTCGTATCATGGATAAATTAATCCCGCATTTGCCAAAAACAAAGCGCTTAGTTGAACCGTTTGCGGGTTCTTGTGCTGTTATGATGAATACGGAATATAACGAATATTTAATTGCAGATGCCAACCAGGATTTAATCAACGTATATGAAATCATAGCAATACAATATCTAGAAGACACGGCTAATAATCCTGCGCAAAGATATTTTTTATCTGAACTCGGTCGGATATTCGAAAATGGGAATAATAAAGAAACATATTACGAATACAGACAAAATTTTAATGAGAGTAATAAAGCAAAGCTAAATGCAGCATATTCATTTATTTATCTAAATCGTCATTGCTTTAATGGGTTATGCCGATATAACGAAAAAGGTGAATTTAACGTACCATTTGGAAAATATAAAAATGTTTATTTTCCAGAAAAAGAAATTTATCAATTTGCTGAAAAAGCCACTAATGCCATTATCGCCTGTTTAGAATGGCAAGATACTTTATCACTCGTTGACTTTGAGGATGGTGTTTATTGTGATCCTCCATATATGGGTGATGAGAAATGTTTTACTAAATATCATCACACTGATTTTACTCACGCTCATCAAATTGAATTAGCTCAAGCGTTAAAGGCATTAAACCAATCGCAAGGTAACCCGATTACCGTCTCTAATTCAATTCACGCCAAAGAGCTGTATGCCGACCTCGGTTTTATTATTCACGAGATTGATGCGCCTCGTTCTATTTCTGCAAATGGAAATCGCCAATCAGCAAAAGAAATTATCGCCGTATTGCCGGAGCTGTGCTGATGGAACAGGGCTATGTTGATATTCAAGATCCAAAAAATGGGGTGCATATTACTGGCACCCGTTTTGCTATCGTTTATTGGAAAAAACAATTTGGGTTAATTGAAGTAACCTTTATTGATGGTCGTGTGCGCCGTGAAGTGATTGCGTGGTATGACTCTGCGGTAAATGTGACGGCTGGCGTTGTTGGCGCACATGTGAGTCGTGTTATTTGTGCAGAAATTCAGTCTATCTCTGAATTGATAGAGATAATGACTCACGTTGCTAAACTGTGCGAAACAGCCATTGAAATTATTGATCCGAAGCGTTTAGGCGGTGTGCTGTAATGGCTAGCCGTCCGATTGATTTTTCTCAGCCTCCTGTTTCCTATCCTGCTGATATGCAATGGACATATTGGTGGAATGGGAAACAGCACGAACCGGTTGTTTATGAAAGACCGCTTACCCGTGAGCAATTGGCTCAGGGGCAAGCGATTTTATTCGATATTGAAAAGCTGCCTCGTTTTCTTAAATCCCGCTTATTTAAATACATCGAACATCTTAGAAAAGAGAAAACACCTAAAGAAGTTCATAACTGGCTGGTGTTTAAGTTTCATAAAAGTGTCTATCAGCGTTTGCAAGCTGTTAATGCGCGTTATGGTTTAGCGAAAGATAAGCGTCAATTCTTGTTAGATAGAGATTTTGATCAAGCCATGTTCTTTAATCGCTTGCCCGATGCGCATGACAAAATATTGCGTCATATGGCGAAGTCATTCGCGAATGCGTGTGACAACTTATTCGATGAATTAGCTGATCAGGCAATTGCTGAAAACAACGGTGATCGTGAGGTTTTACTTAACCTAAAAGTGATTAACCCTATTTACCAACAATTAGGACAGTTAATTACCTATTTGCATGTAACGCCGTTGTTTTGGGGGAAGGCTCAAAAAGGGAAATTAACACCCGAAGATGCACTATCAGGATTGAGTCGGTTAACGAATGAAGATTGGTGGTTTAAAAAGTTAAAAGCTCATCGTCAGCGTTGGCGTGAGTCTTTGCATATTGCTTTTGGTGATGTGAATTCAGATAAGACGCCTTACGCCAGTAAAAATGCAGTACGTGAAGTCAGAGCGCAACGTTTAGCAAATATGAATTATCTTGAAATGATGGATATTCAAGACGTTGAATCGGGTGATCGCTTTGATTTAATGGAAAAAGTATTAGCAAGTATCGCTAACCCTAAAATTCGCCGTATGGAATTAATGGCGCAAGCCGCAGGCATTCAAAAAGTTGCAGAAGAAAGGGGCGATATTGGTTTATTTATCACCTTAACCACACCTTCAAAATACCATCCCACCAAGCAAATTAACGTTTCTAAAGATGAGAAAAAGAAAAAAGTTCTCATTAACGAGAAATGGAATAACAGCGCATACACTCCGAAAGACGGTCAACGTTATTTAGTGAAAGTTTGGGCGAAAATTCGCACCGCTTTTAAAGATAACGATATTAACGTTTACGGGATTAGAGTTGTTGAGCCACATCATGATGCAACACCACATTGGCACATGATGATGTTTCTGGATAAATCTCAACGTGCATCAGCGATTGAGATCATGCGTAAGTACGCCCTTGAAGAAGATGGTGAAGAACGGGGCGCAAAGAAACACCGTTTTGAAGCAAAGCATTTAAATAAAGGCGGTGCTACGGGTTATCTCGCGAAATACATTTCAAAAAATATCGATGGTTATGCGTTAGAGGGTGAAGTTGATGACGAGTCGGGAGAGTTATTAACCGAAGTTGCATCAGCCGTTACCGCGTGGGCATCAACTTGGCGTATTCCTCAATTTCACATGTTTGGCTTACCGTCTAAAGGCGTATGGCGTGAGTGTCGCCGTGTCCGAGGTGTAAGTATCGCTGATAAGTTGGGTGATATAGCGGAAAAAGTAAGAGCGTCTGCCGATGCGGGGGATTTCGCTGCTTATATCGAGCACCAAGGGGGTCCTAACGTTAAGCGTAACCTACAAACGTTATTAGTCGCTCGTACTGTTGCCGATGAGCCGAACTCTTATGATGAAGAAGTGATGCGCGTTATTGGGCTATGTTCACCATTGAAAAGCGGGGATTTAGTAAAAACGCGTGAGCGTCAGTATCGTTTAGTCCGTAAATCTAAGCAGGATATTGAGGCAATTGAGCATAAGCGTAAGTCAGAAACGGGTCGTGTTTTGACTTTAAAAAGCGCGATCAGCGCGCCTCGGAGTCCTGTCAATAACTGTGGATCGGGCAGTTCACCTGATATTAAAAACCCACACGATAGGGGCTTAAAATCGCCCGTATGGGGGATTTCTGAGCCTGATGTTTTTGACCTACGTTCACAATATAGCGATTGGGAAAAATCATTTGGCGAGGTTTTAGTGCATAAAAAGGGTCAGCGAATAATTTCAACGGTGTCATTAAGTGAAAATCAGGCACGTTTGATACCTGAATTCAAAGCCTTTGCCGAAAAAATGGGGTTGGATTTACCACCAGACACAATGTGGTCAATGGTGATGAACGGTATGCGTCTTAATTATGGCGATGAAGTGATTTGGTTTGATGGTAGTAGGGTGCAGATTTCATCAAAGAAATAACAAATAACCATTTGAATTTTATAAAAATAATTAACGGTATCTTTAACTAGTTACCGTTAATTTTAGAATAAATACTTATATTTCAGCATAAGTTTTTAATAATGAATTGAAAAGTAGATCCGTTACATCTCTCTCATGTTTAGTTTCTATAGTTACTAATCCTGTTCGAGATATTTTAACTTTTCCTGAGTAGTTAGGATGTAGCATTGAAATATGAACTTTATCAATTCTGGGAGGTTTTTCATTATTGAATGATTTTTCGTAGTATTTTCGTAAATCTTTACTGCTTGAAATTTGCATTCTAGCTAAGGCATGTTCATCAACTTTTATTTGTGATAATTCTAGTTGAACTAGTTCTAAAGGAGTTATTTTTGATATTGAATTAACCCAGAGTAGAGGGTCAATATTCATATCGTCTAAACTAACACCTAAACCTAAAGCTTTTACCATATTTATAGCGAATGGTTTTAATGTTCTAGGTGGGTTAATTATAGCTATTATTGGTAATGCCTTTTCCGTGATATAAAATTCTACGATTCTATATTCAATACGTTCAAATGTTGTAGCCTCTCCATATAAAACAGGTATAACCTCTTCAGAAATTATTTTCTCAACAAATCTGCCTGTTACCTCATTATCTCTAACTTTATCAAATATAAATCCTTTTCCTTTAATATCAGTATAAGTTAATGATTTCATTTTTTGAACTATTTCTGTTATTGATAAGGAAACATTAAGAAACATCCACTTTATTTTCTTCATTTTCGCCTCCTTCAGATTTGGGGTTTAACTTTTTATATGCTTTTTCTGCAGAATCTTCGATTAATTTACCAATGCTTTTCTTTTCGATTTCTTTTGCACTTCTAGTTGTTACATTTAATTTACCTTTACTAAAGTTATTTATACCTTTTATATTATAAGCAAAGTCTGTACATAATTCTGAATTCTTAAAAAAAGCTTCTAGAATTATTCTATCTCCATTACTTGATGATGGAATACTAGCCCATGAAACTTTACTTATATAATAACCTTTCTTATGAAGATCAGAAAATATTGATGATGAGTTGACGGATTCTCCTTTTAAAACAGCTTTTTTAACATATCCAGTATCAATAGCTTCATCATCATCATTTTCAAAATCGTGATTGCTAAGCCGATTAACCTCTATATTATTAACATCTTCAACATCATACCCTTCAATACCATGCATTAGGTCATGAAAAAATTGACTGCGTAAATGAGGACTTGTTACTGAACGTAATTCTATTTCAAATCTTGATATTTCTTCATTTTTTATTGTAGCAAGTTGAGTTTCTATTAATTTTGCGAGTTCTTTTGCTTTCTCATTTTGAGGCATCCTTATGTCAACTTCATCCTTATTTATAGAAAAATCTAATTTAACACTTTTTTTATCAATTTGTCTGAGTGCGGTTCTAGATAAATCAATGTCATCATAATGTAATTCAACAGAAAGCCCCCCATCTTTTTTTGTTGTTATTTGAAATACTTCAGATTTTGTTTTTGGATAGCTTTTTTTAATTGTCTCTATAGCTTCTTTTATTTCTTTTTGATCAGTTGTTGTGGATAGAGATATTTTAGTTGAACTTTCTTTTGGGTCATAGGTCTGAATTCTATTTTTTATTTCTTGTAGATCAATAAATCCGTGAGGTAATTTACACACCTCTTCGATTAAAATCTCTTTATCTAATCTATCTGAAATAATAATTCCTTTTCTTAATAAAATATCTTGTAACATAGAAATTGTTATGCGTTTATGATGAAGCGCATCATAAATATTTTTTTCGGTAGCGTAATATAAAGTATTAGTGGAATTCATTATCTAATCCCCATTCCAATTTCTTCTAGGTTAAAATTAACAATAGTTGTTTCGCACATTTCCATGTTGATTTTTTTAAAGAAACGTTCTTGTTCACCTAGTAACCAGCAAGAACTATATTTCTTTTTAGCATTAATGAAATTTTGAGGTGCTTCAATGTGAGGATGAGCATGGACTAATCTGATATCTATCTTTTTATTTTCTGTTAGAATTTGAAAGTTTGATAGCATATCAAAAAAATATACGAACTCATCAACGCTACTTCCTTCTTGGTTATAGTATATAACATAGCCTTCTTCACGAATTTCTTCACCATAACTAAATGATTCATATTTTATGATAAGATATGATGAAGTCAGAGCTTCAATAGTAGCTGGAGTTGATTTATTTAAGGGGTGCTTTAATCGAGTTAGTGACATATCAGGGTAATAAAAATAATATTTATCAGGGTGTGGTAATTTACCTTCACCTGATAAATATTTAATATCAAAAGCAATATTTATCAAATCAAAAATTTTAAATGGATCAAGTAAATATATTTTCTGTCCTATAGGTAATGTTAATTTGGAAATATCAACATTTTTCATTATTGAATTATAAAAGTCAGCATCATATAATTGATCATGATTATAAAGAAATAATAATCCTCTAACATTAAAACCTAATGAGTCATCTTCCAGATATTTTTTTCGCCATTCTTCATTTGAATTAGCACATTCTACTGCTAAAGATAATGAAATTAAAGCAGACTCTACACCACCTTTTTTAATTGAATTTTTACTATAGCTTTTTAAGTCGGTATTTAAATATACAACTTCTTCTTCATATGGGTTTGTATAATAAAAAACAACATCACTTGGGTGAGTTTCTTTTTCATGGGCTTTAGTTTCACAAGGCCAGTTCATGTCCTCGCGAAGTGCTCTTTTCCATTTGAATACAGTGAATATTTTTTGAGTTATTAGATTAGCTACACGTTGGATTGCTGCTGTTTCTCCGCCAGCCATACAGACTCCTTAATGGTTGATTGTTTTTAAGAATAAATGATAACAAAAATTTATTAATTATTAATCTTATAAATTGAACTTCTATCTATTCTTAGATGTATATCTATTTTTTGCATGTGATTGCATAGAATTGCATAAGAAAAAACCTTTAATAAGATATCACGTATCATCCTAGTAAATAGTGCTTGAGAGGCCTATATATCTGCACAAAAACCGACACATTTAGTGCGCGGGCGTGGCGGGGTCACGATTGCGTTTTGAGGGGGTTAAAAACATTATTCCTCGCAAATTTCCGGAGCGTAGAGCGATTAAAACAAGAAAAAGATATCTGATGCCAAATAAATTACATGCGCTTAAAATGGATTGTAGGAGCATTGAATACGGGTTTAAAAGGGTGAAAATTAGGCGGATTCGCCTTATCAGGGGGTGAAGGGTATAATAGAATTGGGTCACTATTATTATTAGTCAGACCGATACTTATACCTTACAGGTAAAAAAATACCGCCAGTGTCGGCGGTATTGTTCTTTGTGCGGTGAGGTTACTCATCATCTAATGTGTACTTATCAAACTTAATCACTTCTTCACCTAGCCAATCATTAATCTGTAATATCTTGCTTTGCAGTGGCGCCAACTCATTACGAAAGAAAACCTTTGCCGCTTTTTCTACGTCACCAAAGCCCCCAGTATTTTGTGGAATGATCCCCATCATTTGAGGCGGTACGCGGTGAGCCGCTAACATATCGTCACGGCTGACATTCTTGATATTAAGAAATTCATCTTTTGCCGCAATCTCACTTAGTGGAATAACTTGTACCCCGTCTTTCTTGCCGTTCGGAGCATTGATAAGTAAATTACGAAAATTGCCGGGGCCTTTGGAATTTTTCATTGCATCACGAATTTTATCAATATCACTTGGCGTTTGTGAGGCATCACTAATGTATAAAATAAATCCGGCATGGCTACCATTACGATAATACTTAAGGCGGAATAGGGTAGCAGCTTCATTAAGTAACACTGACATGGTGGACGCCAGATATTCTGGTAACCCGTATAACTCTTGATTTAAATCGGGTTCGTATAACTGAAACACGCTACCGAGTTTAAACTCATAAGGCTGTGAGTCATAGCCATAACGCACAAACCAATAACTATCATCAGCAACACCACGGCGAGTATATTTTGCTAACGTTGGTGTGAGTTTTAATAAATTACCTGCCATATTATTACGTCGTTCAAGATAGGCATTGCCAAAGGTTAAAAAGTCGAGCGCAAACCGGCTAAAGTCTAACTTAGAGAGAAAACGGTTAGGCTGGAACGTACTCACTAAGATATTACGTTTGACATAAATCGCACTGCTATGATGAGTCGCCGCACGAAACAGTTTTGATAACCCATCAAAGCTAATCGGTGGCTCATACCAATTATCAATTTGCGCACACTCCAGATAATCAAAAATTTCTCGTTTATCTAACACCGGAACGGGATCACCAAAGGTAAAAGCTTCCATGCTGTTATTGGCGGTTGCCGTTTGTTGTGCTTTAAAACTTTTTTTATTTTTACGGCTCATCAATAAATCTCCACAATATTATTACTGTTCTCGGTGGTGCCAGTTAAGGGTTCGTTGAAGAGGGCGTGCATTGTTGCCCATGCAAGGTCAGCATGTCCGCTTTCTTCACTGCGTGAGGCTTCATAAGTAGGGCGGTTACCGCTTCCGGTGGTCGTACGGCGAATGGAAGTAAAAGACTGAATGATATCAACGTACTGCGCATCGAACTCTAAGCGTCCGTGACTAATCACGTCATAAGCTTTAATGACTAAAGCATTTTTGACATTCGGGTTATAAATAAACTCACGCGCAGCAGGAAAAAACTGGATGACATTTTGATAAACACCATGACCTAAGCCCGTGGTATCAATGCCCATATATTCCACATAGAAACGTTCGGTGATTTTTTTAATGGCGTCAGCTTGTGCGCGAAAATCCATGCCTCGCCATTGATGGCGTTCTAATATGCGGAATTTTCCTCCTGGTACTTTCGGCGGAGCGATAACCACACAACCGGCACTATCACCATTTTCACCGCCTTTGCTGGGGTCGTAACCTACCCAAACCGGATCATATCCATAAGGGCGTAGCGCTAATGGTTGAATGTCATCCCACACCTCCCAACTGTCCACCATGCAATTTTGCATCATGTTAAAGTTGAATAGGGATTCGATATCATCCATAAAGTGACACATTAACAGGTTGTTATATTCGTCTGGGCTATACTCTTTTTTGAGTTGCTCTAAATCGAATAAATCACAACCGCCTCGTAGTGCATCTTCAATATTGACGATTTGTCGCCATTGCCCATCCTCACATAAACGCCCATTGACTAACGCTTCATGTGAGATATCAATATCAACTCTGTCTTCTTTTTTGCGTCCACGGTTATATAGCTTGCCCGACCAAAACGGGTACGCTTCATGGCTCATGGTTGACGGTGTTGAAAAGTAGGTTTGTCGCCAATGTTTTTGTATGGCCATGCCCGAAGTGACTTTACGTAACTCCTGAAATTTAGGGATCCAAAAGGTTTCATCAAGATATAAATTGCCGTGATAACTTTGTGCTGTGCGGGCGTTAGTGCCGAGGAAATAGAGCGTTGCACCGTTACTTAACATCAGTGGGTCGCCTTTTAATTCAACATCAACCTCTAATGCCATTTTGATAATGTATTCACGGAACATATAGGCTTGTGCTTTACTGGCAGATAAGAAAACTTGATTACGTCCTGTGGTCAGTGCGTCAATAAAGGCTTCTCGCGCAAAGTAGAGTGTTGCGCCGATTTGACGGGACTTTAAAATATTGCGAATGCGATGATGACCGGCGCGATACCACACCTTTTGATATTCAAATAACTTATCACGAAAGATATCTTCCAGTTTTTCAATTTGTTCTTCTGAAAAGAAGTTTTTCTCTGGTTGACGGCGCTCGCCTTTATTGCGGTTGGCAATCTTAGGGTTAAGGTCAGTTTCATTACCGCCGTTTTGATATTTTCTGATCCGTGCCATGCGTTCAAGTTGACGCCCTAATAAGTCAATTTCTTTAAAATCTTTGCCTTCTTTGCTCTCTTTTAAAATCAGATGGCAATAACGCGCTTCAACAGTTAATTCTGCGCGTTCGGTTGGATTAATTTCATCCCAATTATCACGGCGTTTCCAACTGTGAATAGTGGACGCCTTTTCGCCTAGCGATCCCGCTATGCGAGCAATGCGGTAACCTGAAAAATACAGGTGCATTGCTTTTTTTCGGTTATCAATAGTCGTTGTAATAGCCATTGCACAATCACTATTTCTTGCTTAAGTTATGGCGAGTCTATCAACCGTCTGGAACGGATCCGCTGGCTTCCCTTTGTGCCATTTCTCAAACAAGCCTTATCCATTGTTTAACGCCCCTTTTAACCGACAACATACAGACCAACGAATAAACGGCAGTCTGGAGTAGTGCATGTCGAAGAAATCAAAACCGGTTCGTCTTTGTGTTGAAGGGGCGACAACGGACGGGCGTCGAGTTGACCGCGAATGGTTAACCCAAATTGCGAAAAACTTTGATCCCGCGGTTTATGGTGCGCGAGTGAATATCGATCACTATAACTATTCATGGGCACCACGCTTTGGTGATGTGGAATTGGTGTATACCGAGGAAATCAAAAAAGGAACACTAGCGGGTAAATTGGCATTATACGGCGTGATCAGTCCAACACCGGAATTAGTAGAACTCAATAAAAAACGTCAAAAAGTTTATACCTCTGTTGAAATCAACCCGAGTTTTTCAGATACCGGTGAAGCCTATCTGGTCGGTCTTGCAGTGACCGATAACCCTGCGAGTTTAGGCACTGAAATGTTGCAATTTAGTGCCAATGCACAAAGTAGCCCACTTTCAGAACGCAAACAAAGCAAAGATAACGTCTTTACTGCCGCAGAAGAAACGCATCTCGAATTTACTGACGAAAAGCCTGAAAACGATAAGCCGGGTCTTTTTAGCGTCATTAAAGAAATGTTTTCTAAAAAGCAACACAGTGATGATGCGAGATTTACCGATGTGCATCAGGCGGTAGAGCTGTGCGCCAAAGAAGTGCAAACCCTTTCAGCAGAAATTACCGCATTAAAAAACGCAGACCAAAGCGAAGCGGTAAAAGCACTTACGCAACAACTCACGGAATTAAAAGCCCAATTTGAAAATACAGACGCCTCGTTCTCGCATCGTCCGCCGGCAACGGGTGGCGAAAATAACGGTGAAGTGCTGACGGATTGCTAAGGTAGTGAACAAACCATGAAAAAAGAAACTCGTTTTAAATTTAATGCATATATGACGCAATTAGGGACAATTTATGGTGTCACGGCACAAGAGTTTAGCGATACCAAAGTACCAATTGAACCGTCTGCTGCTCAAAAATTAGAAACTACGATCCAGCTATCGGCGGAATTTTTAACGCACATTAATATTGTGCCGGTTGATGAGCAAGTCGGTGAAGCCATTGGTTTAGGTATCGGTTCGACTATCGCGGGAACCACTGACACAACAACAAAAGACCGTGAAACAAGCGATCCGATTAAGCTGACAAAAAATAGCTACCATTGCCAGAAAACCAATTACGACACCCACCTTGAATATTCGAAAATTGATATGTGGGCGAAGTTTGCCGACTTTCAAACCCGTATCCGCGATGCGATTATCCGCCGTCAGGCATTAGACCGCATTATGATTGGTTTTAATGGTACGCACCGTGCAGATAACTCTGATCGTACAAAATATCCCTTACTGCAAGATGTGAATTCAGGTTGGTTACAAAAAGTGCGAGAGCGTGCGCCAGAGCATGTGATGGGCAGTATTACGCAAAACGGTAAAACAACAGCCAAACCGGTTTATGTTGGTAAAGGGCGCGCGTATCAAAATTTCGATTCGTTAGTTCAAGACACCATTGATAAGGCAATTGATCCTGAATATCAGGACGATACTGGGCTTGTTGTGATTTGTGGGCGTAAATTATTAGCAGATAAATATTTTCCACTGGTCAATAAAGACCAAAATAACAGTGAAAAACTGGCGGCAGATACCATTATTAGCCAGAAACGTATCGGCGGTTTACCGGCTGTACGTGCGCCATTCTTCCCTGAAAATGCCTTTTTTATTACTCGTCTTGATAACTTGTCGATTTATTTCCTTGCGGATTCTCGTCGTCGCCAAGTGCTGGATAATGCAAAACGTGATCGCATCGAAAACTACGAGTCAGTGAATGAAGATTTCGTAGTTGAAGATTTTCGTGGTGTGGCATTAGTTGAAAATATCGTTTGCGAAAATGCCGAAGAAACACCACCCGAAACCACAGACATTATCGCCTCTGAAAATGACATCGTTACAGTCGATAAAGCGGTGACGAAAGAGACTCTGGTTGAATAAACGCTTACTGAAAATAAAAAGGCGAAATAATGTTATCTCCGTGGGAAAAACACCGCATGAGCCTAAATGCGCAACAGTCCACCCAATTGGGTGGGCATGTTAGTCGCAACACGAAAGGCTATCACATGATGCTGTTACGTCTTGCGACAGATAAAAAAGAACTAAAACATTTTCAGTCACGCGAACGCAAAGAAGCTTATAAACGCCATATATTAGCCAATTATCAGCCGTGGGTTGATGGGGCGTTGTCCGGTGGTAGCGGTGTGCAAGATGATGTCTTAATGACGATTTTGCTTTGGAAAATTGATGCAGGTGATTATGAGGGTGCGTTAGATATTGCCGTTTATGCATTAGCTAACCGTTTAGTGATCCCCGGTGTTAACCGCACCACGGGCACGGTGATTGCCGAAGAAATTGCCGATTCGGCAATGCGAGCGTATGCCGTGAAATCACCGGTATCTTTAGCAACGTTAGAGCGTACACGCGCCTTGACCGATGATGAAGATATGCCCGATGAAGTAAGAGCAAAACTCTACAAAATCTTAGGGTTAGTGCTACGCGATAATAATCGACCACAAGAAAGCTACTGCGTATTAAGTCGAGCCTTAGAGTTAAATATTAATGTCGGGATAAAAACCGAATTAAAACAACTCGATAAAGTGCTAAAAGCCCAGCGTGACGCTGAAAAAGCATTGTGACACCACGTCAGGGCGGCACGGAAAAAGCCACTCGCTTTCTTTCGTCCACCGCCCACCTATTTTAAGGTTTTCTTATGGATTATGTTTCTGCTAACCCTGTGCCACAAAAAGACGAAACCATTAAAAATAATGGTTTTTTCCCTGATATTCAAACTCGTGATTTTCAATTGCAAACTCGCGTCGATGGTACGGTGACACCGGAGCGACTAAAAAGCACGTTACTGAACGCCATAATTGAAGTGAATCGCGAGTTGTATCAGTGGCGCATTGGTCAATCTGTGAAAACATTAAAAGACGTGCCCGCAGAACAGATTAACGGTGAAAGTGAACTGATGATTTTATATCAGCGTGCGGTGTTCTGTTTTGCAAAAGCCAGTTTAATCGAACGTTATCGCGATATTGATACCACCGCACAAGGTAATAAAAAAGCCGACACCATGACACCGGTGATTGATGAAGTGTGGCGTGATGGTCAATGGGCTTTACAACGAATCAAAGGGGAAACCCATAACACGGTGGCGCTTATCTAATGCGGATTTACACCCAACAAGGGGATACCGTCGATGATATTTGTTGGCGTTACTTTGGTCAGTCATCCGGCATGATTGAGCAAGTGTTAGAGGTAAATCCGGGGCTGGTTGAATTAGGGGCAATATTACCCACCGGCACCGCGATTGAGTTACCTGATGCACCCCAACAACACAGCACCACACCGATTTTACAACTTTGGGATTAACCCCTTTAAGGGGAAAGGTATGAAGAAGATGCCCTATAAAGATCCAAATAATATGAATTGGCTGACAGCGTTATTAGTTAGCTTAATGGCGCTCTTTGGCAGTATCGCCAGTTATGCCAACAAGGTATTAAAAGGGGAACCGTTCCGCTTTGGCATTTTAATTGCACAAATTATTGTTTCCATGTTTGCGGGTATGTTTGTCCTGTTGGGTGCCAGTTATTTTCAATGGCAAATAGAGATAGCGGGTAGCTTTGCTGGCATGGCTGGCTGGTCGGGTGCTGCATTGGTGAGTGCATTAGAAAAACAATTCTTAAGGAAGGCATCAGGTGAGTAAATTTATCTTCAGTCAGCGCAGTAAAAATAACCTTATTGGCGTTAACCTGTTATTAGTGAAAATTGCTCATCGTGCATTAGAAATCTCTACGGCGGATTTTGCAGTAATAGAAGGTGTTCGCACACTTGAAAAGCAACAAGAAAACGTTAAAAAGGGCGTTTCAAAAACAGTAAACAGCCGTCATTTAACAGGCGATGCCATTGATATTTTACCCTCTGCCATTAAACCGGGGATGGAATGGCAACCGCATTTTTTTGAGCCAGTCTTAATGGCATTTAAACAAGCCGCAGATGAAGAAGGGCTGATATTACGTTTTGGTAAAAACTGGAAGCGTGATCCGACTTTATCCGTTGAAACCGGCTTTCCTGATTACCCTCATATCGAGATCCCATGATGAAAAGGAACGTACTGTTTATCATTGTCGCGGGCGTGATGGGCTTGCTACTGATATTTAAGTTTGATGCCTTGCTCACTGAGAATAGCCAGCTTAAGGGTGACAATCTCGCTCTTAAGCGAAATGTTATCAGTCATCAAGACGCTATTGAACGCTATCAGAAAGAACTTACTCGCTTATCAGAACTGGATAAAAAACACACAAAGGCGCTAACCGATGCAAAAAATGATATTAACCAGCTTAATGATGAGTTGCGCAATAATACTAAACGGGTGTACATCAAAGCCGATTGCCCCAACCCCGATAATCGTACCGCCGCCACCGCCGGCATGGGTGATGCACCCCCCGCACGACTTACCGAAACAGCTCAACAAGATTATTTACGTCTCCTCGAAATGATGGCAGAAAATAGGGCACAAACGGAATATTTGATTGATTATACAAACCGATTATTACAATACATCAATAAGTTAAACTATGAAAAAGCCTGCAAGCCTACGTGATACCTTAATTAATAAAGTGAGCTATTTAGGGGATAACCCCGATAGGCTCTACACCTTTATTGACGGTGGGGCGATTGTGGCAACCGGTGCCCGCAGTCAATCTTATGAGTATCAATACAATCTCAATATTATTATTGATGATTATCCCGGTGACCAAGATGTGTTAATGGCGGTGATCATTGGTTGGATTGAACAACACCAGCCTGATATTTTTCTCAATCCCGATAAACGGCAAAGTCATTTTACCTTTGATGCCTTTATTGATAGCAACCAGACCGCCAGTATTAGCATTGATTTAAAGCTGACTGAGCGTGTCCTTGTCAATGTGCAAGCGGATAAACTCATTGTTGGTGCCATTGAAGAGCCGGCTGATCCGTTTGAAAGTTGGGAGAGCGTAGCTCATGAACGCCAATGATTTCAGCCCATTAACCCAAGCATTAGCCGCTATGTTGGCAAAAGCGTCACCCAATGCCCGTAAAAAATTGGCCCGTGAAATTGCCCGTGATTTACGCAAAAGCAATTTACAACGTATTCGCGCGCAAAAAAATCCCGATGGAACGGCATTCACCAAACGCAAGGCCTCAACGGTTACCGTTCTACGAGGAATGAAATTTGTCTGGAAAGGGCAACCGCGCAGTTTAAAAAATTGGCGATTACGTAAAACGAAAAAGGGCGAGGTGATCACCGGCTATGATTTAGAAAAGAGAGCTGAACGTAGTTTTTATAAGCGCGATATTCTGCGTTTTATTGAAGTAAAAAAAGACAAAATCAGCACCGCAAAACCCAATAAACAGACTCGCATGTTTAAGCGTCTAGCCACCGCCCGTTATTTGCGCATGTCGGCTAATGATAAAGGTGTCTCCCTCTCTTTTGCCCCTCAAGTTGCGGGCATTGCTGCGGTGCATCATTACGGTTTAAAAGAGCGTGTGCGGGGTAAGTCATTAGAAATTCAATACCCTGAAAGAAAGCTATTAGGCTTTTCACCGGCAGATATTAAACATATCGAAAATCAATTACTGACATTCCTTTCCCGTTAATTGTCCTGTCTTTGAAACAATTCCAATCTCGTGAGTTTTTTTATTTCCCGTTGCACATTGCGAGTATGAATATCGCAGAGCTTATCCGAAAAATACAAAACTTGATCCGCACTGGCGTTGTGATTGATGTCAGTGCGGAAAAAGGGTGTCGAGTTAAAACGGGCGACAATGAAACTGACTGGCGCCCGTGGCTTACTGCGCGTTCCGGTAACTCGCGTTCATGGTGGGCGCCGAGTATCGGCGAACAAGTGTTATTGCTGTCAATCGGTGGCGATTTAACTACCTCGTTTGTGTTGCCGGCAATATTTAGTGACGATTTTTCAGAACCGTCAACCTCATTAACCGCCCATCGTCATGAGTATAAAGACGGTGCAGTAATTGAATATGAACCCGCAACCGGGGCGTTAATAGTCACGGGAATTAAAACTGCCGAGATTGAAGCCAGCGAGTCGGTCACGGTCACATCACCCGACATTACGTGTGTCGCAGAAAGCAAAATTACCTTAGATACCCCTACCGTTATTTGTACCAACAACTTAACCACGGGATCACTGACGGTACAAAAAGGCGGCACGATGACTGGCGATATTACCCATGTTGGCGGAAAAATGTCCTCTAATGGCGTGGTGGTTTCAGCCCATACCCACGGTGGTGTGCGTACGGGTGATGATAATACGGGGCAACCGCAATGAACTATCTTGGCATGAACAGCCAAACTGGTGAACGTATTACCGATATTGAGCACGTTCGCCAGTCGGTGAGAGATATTTTTAACACACCCATTGGTAGCCGATTGATACGGCGTGAATATGGCAGTTTGCTTGCCGATTTAATTGACGGCCCTGTTAACGCCAAGATGCGACTGCAATTAATGTCGGCGTGTTACACCGCGGTTTATCGTTGGGAGCCACGTATTGTGATGACCGCCATTGATATTCATAGCCAACACGAACAGGTGATTGTCGATATCACCGGCTATTACGCCCACAACCAACAACCGATTAATTTCTCTCTACCGGTGACATAACATGCCAGCGATTAACTTAAGCCAATTAACACCGCCTAATGTGATTGAGTCGTTAGATGCAGAACAACTCTTACGCGAACGCAAAACGGCGTTGATTGCTGCGATGCCAGTACATTTACTTAATGCGGTTGCTAACACGTTATCGTTAGAGTCTGAACCACTGACCAAGCTGTTAGAAGAAAACGTCTATCGTGAGTTGTTATTACGCCAACGAATTAATGAGTCTGCGCGTGCAGTGATGGTGGCGTATGCGAGAGGGGCAGATTTAGATCAGTTAGCCGCGAATTATAATTTATCGCGTTTAGTGTTACGCCCAGCAAATAACAAAACTATTCCGCCCTCTCCGGCGATTTTAGAATCTGATGATGATTTGCGTTTACGCATTCCCGCCGCTTTTGAGGGGTTAAGCGTTGCGGGGCCTGTGGGCAGTTATGAATTTCATGCCCGTAGTGCCGATGGTCGGGTGTCCGATGTGTCCGCGATCAGTCCAACACCGGCAAATGTCACTATTTCCGTGTTATCTCGTGAGGGTGACGGCACTGCATCGGAAGAATTGCTGCGCATTGTTGAACATGCGTTAAACGATGAAGATGTACGACCGGTTGCTGACCGAATCAAAGTGCAATCCGCCCAAATTATTCCCTATCAAATTGATGCGACGTTATTTCTTTTTCCGGGGCCTGAGTCAGAGCCGATACGTAAAGAAGCTAATCGACGTCTGACGCAATACATCACAGAGCAACACCGCTTAGGGCGTGGTATTCGCTTGTCGGCGATTTATGCCGCTTTGCATGTCGAAGGGGTACAACGTGTGGAATTAAAGCAACCCACCAAAGATGTGGTATTGGATAAAACTCAAGCTTCTTATTGCACCCAAAGTACCTTAACCATTGGTGGTTCGGATGAATAGCTTGTTACCGTCAGGCAGTAGCCCATTAGAAAAGGCGGCTGCTATTGCTTGCCAATCCTTGCAAACCTTACCCGTGCCATTGCGCCAATTATGGAACGCCAGCACATGCCCGGTTGAGTTATTGCCGTACCTTGCATGGGCTTGGTCAGTGGATCGATGGGATGAAAACTGGCCTGGATCCGTTAAGCGTCAAGTGGTGCGTGATTCGATGTTTATTCATCGACACAAGGGCACCATTGGTGCATTGAAGCGTGTCGGTGAGCCGTTAGGTTACATCATCAAAGTCACGGAGTGGTGGCAAACCGACGATCCGCCGGGCACATTTCGCCTTGATGTGGGTGTGCCAGAAAGCGGTATTACCCAAGAAATTTATGACGAATTAGAGCGTTTGATTGCCGATGCACGCCCCGTTAGTCGGCACTTATTAGGGTTATCCATCAACCTTGATTCACAAGGTGAGTTTTATCTTTCTGCCGCCACCTTTAGCGGTGATGAGTTAACGGTTTACCCGTATTTTGCCGAAGAAATTACCGTGTCTGGTGCGCCATTAACGGCGGTCGGAGTACACATTATTGATAAAGTTGAGGTCGCACATGAGCGCTAAATTTTTTGCCTTATTAACGACGATTGGTGCCAATAAACTGGCAAAAACCACGGCATTAGGCACCACCTTAAAAATTACCCAAATGGCGGTGGGTGACGGTGGAGGAACGTTGCCGACACCTGATACACAACAAACTAAACTCGTGGGTGAAAAACGTCGTGCGGGATTAAATACCTTATTTGTTGATCCAAAAAATGACGGACAGATTATTGCTGAGCAGGTTATACCTGAAAATGAGGGCGGTTACTGGATACGTGAGATTGGTTTATTTGATGATGAAGGTAGTTTAATTGCTGTAGGTAATTGCCCTGAAACCTATAAGCCCCAATTACAAGAGGGAAGCGGGCGAACGCAGACTATTCGAATGATTTTAACCGTTAGTCATACCAGATCCGTTGAGTTAAAGGTTGACCCCTCGGTGATATTGGCGACCCGTGAATTTGTGAATAATACGATTGAAACCGCATCAAAACAGATATTGGCAGAAGTGGGTGAAAATTATGTCACCAAAAACGAATTAGGTGCCGGTTTAAAGCGGGCACAGACCTTAGCGCATTTCGCTAACACCCGCGTACCTAACACTCGCAAAGTAAATAATAAGCCACTGATTGAGGATATTACGTTAACGGCAGGGGATGTGGGCGCGGCAACACTCGCACAAGTTAATGACATCAATATCGTAGCAAACGACGGAGTCCGTAAAGCTAATGCAGCACAGATAACGGCTAATGATGCGAAGAGCAAAGCCAATACCGCACAAACTACAGCAAACAATGCGAATACCAATGCTAATAGTCGAGTGCCTAACACTCGTAAAGTGAACAATAAGCCACTGATTGAGGATATTACGTTAACGGCAGGGGATGTGGGCGCGGCAACACTCGCACAAGTTAATGACATCAATATCGTAGCAAACGACGGAGTCCGTAAAGCTAATGCAGCACAGATAACGGCTAATGATGCGAAGAGCAAAGCCAATACCGCACAAACTACAGCAAACAATGCGAATACCAATGCTAATAGTCGAGTGCCTAACACTCGCAAAGTAAATGGTAAGGTGTTAAGTGCTGATATTGTATTGAATACAACAGATATTGGTGCTTACTCTACAAGCCAATCTGATGATAAATTTCAATTAAAAAATATGGCTAATAAGAGAGATAGAGGTTGGTGGAAATGTAGCCATACAGGGATTATTTTTCAATGGGGGAAATGGCATAACCCTTATAAAAGCAATGATATTGGTGGTGATAATAACATTCCTATTGCAAAAAATATTACAGAAACTTTTACTATCTCGTTTCCTAATATATGTACGATTATTATTCCAACCATCACAAATAGTGATACGAGAAAGAATATAAATAGTCCCAAAATAACCGTACACAGTTTTTCAAAAACACAATTTATATTTCAAGTGGATGAATTCTGGTCTGCTATTCAAGATTCTTTTATTTATTGGTTTGCGGTGGGGTATTGATATGTATTATTACAGTGCAAAAGAGAATGCTTTTTATCCAGAGGCGCTTAAACAAGATTATATAAATGCAAATACTTTTCCTGATGATGCTGTCATTGTTGATGATAAAGTTTGGTTAATATTTGAGATAAACCAGCCACCTATAGGAATGGTGCGAGTAGCAGGAAAAGATGGCCTTCCTCAATGGAATAAACATCCACTATTATCTCCCATTGAGCTAGTTAAACAGGCACAATATGAGCGCACATTACGTTTAAATGAAGTGAGTAAATATACACAGAATTGGCAAACCCAATTAATGTTAGGAATAATATCAGAAAATGATAAAGATAAATTATTAAAATGGATGAAATATGCACAATTGCTGCAAGCAATGGAAATAACAACAATAATAGATTTACATTGGCCAGCTAAGCCAGAATAGCCTTTGTATCACGTCTCAAACAACCTCATTTTCGTGCAATTTGCCCACTAATTTTTCATGCTATACGGACACAGTTATAGGAGTCCGTGAGTATGGCACAAGAATATCATCACGGTGTGCGCACCATTGAAATTAACGAAGGCACTCGACCCATTCGCACTATCAGCACCGCTATTGTTGGCGTGGTTTGCACTGCTGAGGATGCGGACGAAAAAACCTTCCCACTAAACAAACCCGTTTTACTGACCGATATTTTGCAATCTATCGGTAAGGCCGGAAAAACGGGTACCTTAGCCAGCACCTTAAAAGCGATTTCCGATCAAGCTAAACCCATCATCATTGTTGTGCGCGTAAAGCAAGGTGATAGTGAAGCGAAAACCACCACCAATATCATTGGTACTATAACCGCAGAAGGGATAAAAACAGGATTACAAGCACTGCTGGCATCACAAGCCAAGCATGGTATTAAACCCCGTATTATCGGTGTGCCCGGTTGCGATACGTTAGCTGTTGCCAAAGAAATTTCCGTGATTTGTCAAAAACTCCGTGCCTTTGGTTATGTTTCTGCTTACGGCTGTAAAAATATCAGTGAAGCGATTAAATACCGTGCCAACTTTGGTCAGCGTGAATTGATGGTCATTTTCCCAGATTTCACGTCATGGGATAGCACCACCAACAGTGAGTCAACCGCTTACGCCACAGCGCGTGCGCTAGGTTTACGTGCCAAGTTAGACAATGATATTGGTTGGCATAAAACGCTATCCAATATCACCGTTAACGGTGTGACGGGCATTTCTAAAGATATCTATTGGGATTTACAAGACCCCGCTACTGATGCCGGTTTACTGAATGAAAAAGGCGTGACGACACTTATTCGCCGTGATGGTTTTCGTTTTTGGGGTTCGCGTACCTGTTCGAATGACCCATTGTTTGCCTTTGAATCTTATACCCGAACTGCGCAAGTCCTTGCTGATACGATGGCAGAAGGGCAAATGTGGGCGATTGATAAGCCGTTAACACCGTCTTTGGCGCGGGATATCGTTGAAACCATCAACGCGAAATTACGTTCACTGGTCAGTCAGGGCTATTTGTTAGGCGGTGAATGTTGGTATGACCCGACATCAAATAGCAAAGAAGAACTTAAAGACGGCAAGCTCACACTGGATTATGACTATACACCCGTACCACCAATGGAAAATCTAATGTTACGTCAGCGTATTACCGATAAATACCTGATGGATTTCGGTAACAAAATTAAGGGGTAAATCATGGCGTTACCACGCAAGCTAAAGAATTTTAATTTATTTATGAATGGCACCAATTATGTGGGCGTTACTGAAGAACTCATGTTACCCAAAATCACCCGCAAGTTAGAAGCCTATCGCGGGGGCGGTATGAATGGTTCGGTACAAATTGATATGGGGCTTGATGACGGCGCGTTAGACAGTGAATTTACCCTCGGTGGTGCTGATATTGACGTTTACCGCCAATGGGGTGCATCGACCATTGATGCCGCACAACTGCGTTTTTGTGGTGCTTATCAGCGTGATGATACTGGCGAAGTGCTCGCCGTTGAGGTGGTTCTGCGCGGTCGTTATAGCGAAATTGACGGCGGTAACTGGAAATCGGGCGATAACACACAAACCAAAGTTACGGTAAAACCTACTTACTACAAGTTAGTGATGGACGGCCAAGAAATCATTGAGATTGATATTGTCAATATGGTGGAAAAAGTGGACGGTAAAGACTTATTGCAAGCACAGCGTGACGCGCTGGGGCTTTAATTAAATGCGGAAAAAGAACAATGGAAAAGCAAATCGAAGAACAAAACCAAGAGCAAATTGAATGGGTTGTTGTTAATGGCGACCAAGCCACGGTGACCTTAGAACAACCAATTATGCGCGGTGAAACGAAAATTGAAAAAGTGACGGTGCTTAAACCCAATTCGGGGGCATTACGTGGTGTGCGATTACAGCCCTTAATGGATATGGACGTAGACAGCATGATGCAGGTACTACCGCGCATTACTATGCCAACGTTAACCAAAAACGATGTGCTGTCTTTAGCCGCAGGCGACTTGGTAAACCTAAGTGTGCAGGTGGTCAATTTTTTATTACCGAAGTCGGTTATGTCCGATTCCCTAGCGAATTAACCACCGATGAACTGGCGGCAGATATTGCCGTCATTTTTCATTGGTCACCGGCAGACACCGGCAAAATGAGCCTTTCAGAATTATTGTCATGGCGCTATCAAGCGGCGAAACGTAGCGGACAACAGGATGAGTAATAACTTAACATTACAAGTTGTACTGAGTGCAGTTGATAAATTAACCGCACCGTTTCGCAGTGCGCAAGAAAGTAATAAACGATTGGCATCGGCAGTGCGCCAGTCGCGTGACTCGTTAAAAACTCTTAATCAGCAAGCCTCACAAATTGACGGCTTTCGCAAAATTAAACAGCAGTTAACCTCTACACAGCAAGCGTACCAATCCGCCACACAACGTGTTGCCACCCTCGCCAAAGAAATTGCCAACAGTGAAAATCCGACAAAAAAACAGTTAGAGGCATTTAAAAAAGCGCAACGGGAAGCGGGGCAACTCAAAACCAAGTATGAGCAATTACAGCAGTCGGCACAGCGACAGCGCTCGGCACTACAAGCGAATGGCATTTCCACTAACCAGCTTGGTCAAGCACAACGGCGACTTAATGGTGATATTGAGCGCACCACGCAACAGCTCCGCCGGCAAGAAAACCAGTTAAGGCGCAGTGCCGAACAAGAACGGCGTATGGCGGCGGCTAAATCGCAATATCAAAAGACGCTTGATGCGCGAAATAAAATGGCGGGTGCCGGTGCGACAATGACGGCAACTGGTGCGGGTATGTTGTATTCCGCGAAACAAACCTTAATGCCGGGGTATGAATTTAATGTAGGGATGTCAAAGGTGCAGGCATTAACGCGCCTCGATAAAAACTCTGATGAATTTAAGATGTTGCGTGAACAAGCGCGAGAGCTAGGCGCAACCACGGCATTTACGGCTAACCAAGTAGCGCAAGGTCAGGCATTCTATGCAATGGCGGGTTTTAAGCCTGAGCAAATTAAAAATGCTATGCCCGGAACGCTGGCAATGTCATTGGCGGGTGATATTGATTTAGGTACCACGGCAGATATCGGCTCCAATATTTTAACCGGTTTTAAACTCGACTCGGATCAAATGGGGCGAGTGAGTGATGTGTTAGTCGGCGCTTTTACTCGTTCAAACACCAGTTTGACCATGCTCGGCGACACCATGAAATACGTTGCACCGGTTGCGTCAGGGTTAGGCGTTGATTTAGAAACCGCAGCCGCCGCAACGGGCAAGCTGGGTGATGCCGGTATTCAAGGCTCAATGGCGGGTACTTCATTACGCGCTATTTTAGGTCGTCTTGCCCAACCGCCGAAAATGGCCGCTAAAGCATTAGAAGAACTCGGCATTAAAACCCGCGATGCAAAAGGAAACTTACGTGATTTCCCTGAATTATTAGCCGAGTTGGATAAGAAAACCGCCAATATGGGTAATGCGCAACGGGCGGGATTCTTTAAGCATATTGCTGGTGAAGAAGCTTTTTCCGCGTTATCGGTACTGGCAGAACAAGCGGGCAAAGGGGAGTTGCAAAACCTTGTGGCCGATTTAAAGAAAGCTAAAGGTGAAGCTCAAAAAGTCGCGGGCACCATGACGGACAACTTAAGCGGGAATATGAAAAACCTGCAATCTGCATGGGAAGATTTAGGTATTCAGATTTTTGACGGTATTGATAGCCCGTTGCGTCAGATATCACAAAGTATCACCCGTGTGATTTCTAAAGTCGGTGTATGGATGAAAGAAAACCCTGAATTGGCTAAGACGCTGACGATAATCGGTTTAGCGATAGCGGGCATTATTACCACGCTCGGTATTCTCTCGTTATCCATTGCTGCAATGTTAGGGCCATTGGCTGCCGCAAAATTAAGTCTATCAATTTTAGGCATTAAAGGCGGTGGTGCGTTAACACTGTTATTAAAACCAATAAAATTATTAGGCAGTGCATTTTTATGGTTGGGTAAAGTCATGTTAGCTAACCCTATTTTATTGGCTATTGCTGCTATTGCTGCTATTGCCGGCGCGTTTTATCTGATTTATAAAAACTGGGATAAGATTGAGCCGTATGTCACTAAAGTGTGGGAGTCTGTTAAACAGCGTACCGCTATTGTATGGCAGGCGTTAAAAGATACGATTAATAGTGCATGGGAAGCCATTAAATATATCTTCTTTAACTGGACGATACCGGGCTTAATTGCAAAACATTGGGATAGTCTTGTCGGCTATACCAAAACCGCGTGGGCATCGGTTAAATCTGTGATTTCGGGAATATGGGAAGGCATTAAAACCTTTTTTATGACACAAACGTTACCCGGAATTATTTATAGCAATTGGGATCAAATCGTTAAGTACACCCAAGAAAAATGGGAATTTCTTAAAACAACGATATCCACTAAATGGGATGAAATTGTCGAAGATACTAAGGCACTACCAGCTAAATTTTTGCAGTTTGGTAGTGACCTGATTGATTCCATTATTCAGGGAATAAAAAACAAATGGACGGGCTTTAAAAATAGCATTGGTGGGTTAGCAATAGCAGCGAAAGAAGCGCTGATACCTGACTTTATGAAAAGTGATGATCCTAAAGTGCAGTCTGCGTTAGATCCTTACAATAGCAATTTTGCCGGTATGTATGATTCAGGGGGTTATATCCCACGTGGTCAATTTGGTATTGCCGGCGAAAATGGCCCTGAAATTGTCGAAGGCCCTGCAAATATCACCAGTCGTAAACATACCGCCATGTTAACGACTGCCGCATTATCGCTAGGCAGTGCCTTTTCATTACAGGCACAAAATGCGCCATTGCACCCGCATAGTTTACCGATTGAAAACTATCGCACGGCACCAGCTAATGTGAATATTCAACAACAGCGTTATCAAGGCGCGCCGGCACATTATGAAATTAATATTTATCCTCAACCAAACCAATCCGCGCAAGATATTGCACAGCTTGTTATTGCGGAAATTGAACGTCGTGAGCGTAACAAGCAAGCACGATTAAATAGCCGTTATCAAGACAATTATTCAGACAACGAGGTGTGGTAATGATGGCAGCACTTGGGGTATTTGTGTTTGAGTTACGCACCGTACCTTATCAATCGCTACAAAAACAACAAGCATGGCGACATGGTTTTACTCAACGTGTCGCACGCCGACCAGCACAACAATTTATTGGCCCTGATACCGATGTGATTACGTTATCGGGTGCGCTTTATCCCTCATTAACCGGCGGTAAAGTTTCATTGTTAGCGTTGGAGTTAATGGCAGATAGTGGTAAAGCATGGTCGTTTATTGATGGTACAGGCACCATTCACGGTATGTTTGTGATCACCGATTTACAACGGACTCACACCGAATTTTTCCAAGATGGTGCTGCCAGAAAAATTGATTTCTCGCTGACATTAAAACGGGTGGATGATTCCATCAGTCAGATGTTGGGAGATTTAAGCGACCAATTAGGCATGATGGCGAACGGTGCCGGTGAAGCCATTAAAGGGGGTTTATCATAATGTTACCAGAAATGATCACCGGTAAAAGTAGCACGCCGGCTTTTGTGTTAATTGCCGGTGATGAAGATATCAGCGCCAAAATTCAGGGGCGATTAATTTCGCTTTCATTAACGGACAATCGGGGCTTTGAAGCTGACAGTCTTGATATTGAGCTAGATGATTCTGACGGCGCATTAATGATGCCAAAACGGGGTGAAGTATTGACCTTGCATCTTGGTTGGCAGGGTGAAAACCTTATTCATAAAGGCTCGTTTACGGTCGATGAGATAGAGCATTCAGGTGTACCGGATAAAATGACATTGCGCGCTCGTAGTGCCGATTTTAGGGCAACGCTGAATGTCCGCCGTGAAATGTCTTACCATCAAAAAACATTAGGCGATATCGTTAGAACCATTGCAGGGCGCAATAATGTCACGGCGGTGGTTGATCCTGGTCTTGATATGGTAAAAATTGAACATATCGACCAGACCAATGAATCAGACGGCAGTTTTTTAACCCGCTTAGGGCAATTGAACGGTGCCACCGCCTGTGTTAAAAACGGGAGTTTGCTGTTTATGGTGCAAGGGGGCAATACCACCGCCAGTGGTCAAGCATTACCGCTAGTACAAATTATCCGCAGTGTGGGAGATGGGCATCGCTTTTCATTGGTGGATAGAGGCGCTTACACCGGTGTGACCGCCAATTATTTAAATACCCGTAAACCGCAAGAGAAAGCACAGTCACAAATTCGCCGTAGAAAACCGACCACCGATAAACCGAAAAAAGAAGAAGAAAAACAAGGGGAGTATCTTGTTGGTGAAGAAAGTAATGTAATGGTGTTATCTCACACTTACGCAAGTAAAACCAATGCCGAACGTGCCGCTAAAGCCGCGTGGGAAAAAATACAGCGAGGCGTTGCCTCTTTTAGTATTACCCTTGCGAAAGGGCGTGCAGATCTCTTTCCTGAATTGCCGGTACAAGTGAGCGGGTTTAAGCCTGAGATTGATGAAGCCTATTGGACGTTGGTCACCGTAAGTCATTCACTGAATAATAGCGGGTTTACCACCTCGTTAGAATTAGAAGTTAAAAGCAGTGAGATAGATATGGATAAGGAATAGTGCCTGTGTATAATTACAGGTAATTTCCACATCATAAAGAGGTAACCCGTTTATGATGATTTGTCCTGTTTGTGGTCATGCCGCCCATACTCGTAGTAGTCAGCAAATATCTTCCGATACCAAAGAACGTTATAACCAGTGCCAGAATATCAATTGTGGCGCGACGTTCGTCAGCCATGAAACCGTAACGCGGTTTATTTCAAAGCCTCAATTGATTGAGACAGTTGTACCACATGGAGAGCAAACCATGTTGAATTTATGATATTCGTTAAGAATTATTATTGCCAACGTTTATAACGTATTACGTTTTTAAATATAAATACTATAAATGAAGTAAACCTCAAAAGGTTACATTTTATATATTGAAAATGATATATATAAAATGTAACCTTTTATTTTTAATAATATATATTGGAAGTAAAATGTTTAACGCGACAAATCTTTTAAAATCTAAAAAAAACTATTTTATTTTAGTTGGTAAAAATGGTAGTGGGAAAAGTAGAATGTTGAATCAGTTGGCAGAAGAACAGCATGATTTAGGATATAATACTGTGGCTGTATCAAATACATTATTTGATAAGTTTCATCTACATCCAACAAGTCTTACTTACGATTATATCGGCAGTAAGTTAGGTAGAAATTATCCAGAACAAGCTATAAAAAAAACTTTTTCTACTAATAGTATAGATAAAATAAAACGTGTTTTTTCTGTTTTAGATCATATAGGTTATAATCCAGAAATTGGAATAAAAATAAATTTTAGAAAAAAATTTAAAGAATCAATGAGATATTCTAGTTATTTAGGTAATATTAATGAAAATATTCCTGATGAATTAGGTAGAGCAATTGAAAAGGCAATGCATCAGACTGGTTATGGCCATAATGCTGTTATTCGATTAACTCCTTATGACAATGTGTTTGATGAAGGAGGCTTTAGTTTTTATTTGATTTTACTTAAGTACGAAAAAATATTAAAAAGAGCTAATATAATATCAGGTATAGAAATTTATTTAAATAAAGGAAATAAATTATTCCCTTTGAGTCAAGCAAGCTCTGGAGAATTATCTTTTATTGCTTTACTTGTTCATATTACATTTTGTGTATGTAATAACTCTTTTATTTTTATTGATGAACCTGAGAATAGTTTGCATCCAGAATGGCAAAGAAATTATTTTAATTTTTTAAAGGGTGCCATTGGATATAATCAATGTAAAGTTGTAGTAGCAACGCATTCTCCTCTTATAATAACTTCAGTTTCAGACGATAATCAATTTGAGGTTTATAAAAGTGAAATAAATGGTTTTAAGAAAGTTGATTACTTTAGCGATAATGCTGAAGAATTGTATATTGATTACTTTGATACATTAACACCTAAAAATAGAGAATTATCTAATCGATGTGTTGATATTATAGATCAACTAGATATTGGGAAAATAACATTAGGGTCTGCAAAAAAAAATATATCAAACTTTATAGATATGACAAATAATTCAGCTCAAAAAGAATTTCTTAAGGGAGTAAATATATTGCTTGAAAAAGTTAATAATAAGAAAGGAATAGCTAATGAGTGATATTTCATTTACTGGTGAAGAAATAGAATTAATGAAAAATGCTATCGCAAAAGGGCATCAATTTTGGGGATCTGAATCTCTAAAAGATCTAAAAAGAAAAATTAAAAATTATTTAAGACAACATCAAGTGGAATGTTGTTGCTATTGCTCTAGAAGTACAGATGATGAATTTAATATGGTACTCGATATAGAGCATATTATACCAAAATCTAAAATAGTATCTGAAATGTTTGAAATGAGGAATTTAGCTGTATCTTGTAAAAGATGTAATATGAGAATTAAAAAAGAAGATATTTCATTTATTAATGAAGATTTTGAGTCTTTTAAAAATAACATTAGTTATTATCAATCAGAAAAATATAAATTTATTCATCCGAACCTTGATGGATGGGATGATCATCTGATTTACCTGGTGCAGCAACAAAATAGAAAAAAAATAGTTTATTATCAGGTTGTTGGTGGTAGTAGCAAAGGTGAATATACAAAAAACTATTTTGAATTAAGTAAGATACAGGTAAATACATTTGATGAAACTCAAGGGACTACTGGCAGAAAAGAACCTTGTGACGTCAATATTGCTAAAGAATTTTCTCAATTAGTGGCTTTGGTGTTGGATGAATAATAAATTTTATCAAAGTCAAAAGTCTCTCTTTTGAAGTAACCCCCAATAATTGGGGGTTACTTTACCTTGTAATAACTTAACGCTAGTTGCTACCAAAATTAGTATTTATTCATTTACTATTAATTCATTAAAGAATTTATCAAAGCCTTTCTTACCGCTATCGTCATAACGTAATTCATTAAACTGTTTTGTAAATGAACAATTTTCATCAATTAAGTCATTCAATGAATTTATTGGAATATATTTCTGAGTAATTTTTAACGCTTGATCTTTAGTGAGTGTAGTTGTGTATTCAGGGCTATCTTTAAGTTTTTGGTGATTATCATTATTAATTAGGTAAGACACTACCGTCACATCATTATTATTTGTATTGATAAATGTACGTAATACTCCATAAATAAGAGCGCGCTTTGCTAAATTATCTTTTACATCGGTTGGATCATTATCGTAAGCAGTTGCTGATAATCGAATTTTTAGAGGCGATTCACTGATGATTTCAAACGCATTAGTATCAGAAGGATAGTCTCCAAAATCTTCCATCATGCTTGTGACGGTAGGATAAATAGCATTTTTATTACTGCATACAAAAGAATAGATTATTTTTTCTTTAGTTTCGGTGATTTGATTGTCAGGAATACCGGGCGAAAAATTAACAATTCCAATGATTGATAAAACAAAGGTAACGAGAAAAGCAATAAATGATTGTTTGCGGCCTTTTAACTTGATAATACTAGGTTTTATCATGCCTAGAGTTATACAGATAACAGATATTAAAAATAAAAAAATTGATACAATAAATAGAAATTCCAT